TTGCATTGCTTCCATTACCTTGTCAAAGATCTTCTTACCGAACTTATAAAGGAAAACTCCACCCTCATTCTGAGGATTGGCAGGATCTTTTACAACATAGATGTTAGCATAGAAAGATAACTTACGCTTTTGCTTACGTACTGTATCTTTATCTGATTCATTACCACTATTCCATAGGGATCTATTTAAATCACCTACAGGATCTTTCTGTCCAACTGTTGTTAGACTATTCTCAATATACCATCCACCTGGCCCTTGGAATGCATGAGAAAATAACTTTACCCAAGGGAGTTCTTCTCCATCTGGTGCAGGTAGGAATCTAATAACGGCATAACCATTACCACTCTTGTCCATCTCTGGTTTCCAAAGACGGTCATCAGTGTTGTTACCACCTGTGTTATTCATCTTCTCGACTTCTTTAACTAACTTACTAGTTAAGGAGCCCAAAGAACTTTGCTTCTTAAGGTCTGAAAAACCCATTCGTATTACCTCGTATTGGTTGTATTTGGCTTGTTTGTACTCTGTTATTCTATCAACAAGTCTATGACCTGTCAAGTTGTTTCCTCATTTCACTGATTGCTTTGTTCATTTGCCCAAACATTAAAGATAAATCTCCATTCTTTGGGAACCCAAACATTTCAGCACTCTCCATAATATTTTTCTTCATTTCCATTGCATTGGGATCATTAGATAAACTGACTCTTTTATAAAGAATCTGTTGTTTATGTAATAATCTTTCAAGAGCATCGATGTGTTCCAATTTATCTCTATCATTCATATTAGGAAAAGTCCAGACGTTAGAGTAAACTTTATTTTGTAAAGTCTGTATCTCTTTCATCTCTTCTTGTACTATTTCTGAATCAAAGAAACTCATTGGGAAACAATCTCTTTTAGGATTTTTTTATAACGGAATACATCTATATTTAGGAAAGTATTATACTTTTCCATCCTCATAGAAAGGAATTTCCATACTGGATCTGGCAACTTTTTATCAAACTCTTTTTTAAATCCTAGTATCTTATCAAGTAATATTAAAGTCTCTAATGATATATTATTTTGCAAATGTTCCTTCACTAAAATAGGGTGTTTAGTTCCTTCTATTTTAAATACACTATCAAAATCTTTACCAGAGAATAATTCATCTACCTCTTGCTTAAACACATAAGAGAGTGACTGAACTTTCTTTCTCCAACTATTATAATTCCTCTCACCATTCTTCATGATCTCTCCAATCCATAAAGACTGAGGATCATCACAGGAAACAAAATTAGATACAAAAAAATCTACTACCTCTTCATCTGATTTCTGTCTGCTCAATTTCTCAAAGAAAAATCTATCCTTTCTTCTATAAAAAGAATTGATAGATGCTCTAGACTTACCACAATACTTATGGTAGTCATACTTATCCTTTGTAAAATGATTCTTCAGTCCAAGATAGGATTTATAAGTTTCAAAAGGATTCACTTTAATCATATAGGAAGTTTAGCATGAGAAGTTCTCTTAAGTAAATTTAATTCCATTGCTTCACATTTAAGTTTCTCTTTCAATGGTTTTGTAATTAACTTAGGTACTGATTCTACATCTAAATTATTCTTTTCACAAAAAAATACTATGGCATCAACATAACTCATGCCTTTATTCTCTACAGCAATATTTTCAATTGCTTCTGTAAATCTTTTAGCACAATAGAATTTATTTTCTATTAGCTCATCTAGTTTTTTACCTTCAGGCTTTGCCATATTCTTGTAACTTGAAGTTAACAAACTCTCCAATATATTCTGAGAGTAACTTAATGTACTTGGCCTTATTACGCTCTTCATAGACTTTTACTTCTCCATTTTCACAGGACATAATGATTACAAATTTTTTAACTGGTATCTCCTTCATCTCATACAACATGCAAGCATAAGCAGCACACTGTACAAAATAATGGTCTATCCATTTACGTGGTTTAGGTTTCTTAGAAGTCTTAAAGTCTATAACAGCAAGTTCTCCCTCATACTCAGCAATGCAATCAACTGTTCCTGCCACTCCTAGTCTAAGACTATAAAGAGGTTTCTCAATTGCATGTATATTATCAATAAGATTTAACTGAGGTTTTGATTGTTTAAAAAGAAACTCAGAAAGAGGTTGAACTGTAGGCAATTCTTCATTCAAAAGATAATTTTCTGTAAGAGTATGCATATCAGTACCACGACTTGTAGCAGCCTTGGTAACTTTATCTGCCTCCTCATTACCTACTCTTGCTCTCCATGAACGAAAGATTTCACGATTAATCCAACTGGTAATAGAAGTAATGGATACTAATTTAGATTCACCAGGAATATCATAATATCTAACACCATCAATAGTTTCTCTATCTAATGTGGGAAGATCAAGATCAACATGATTAAACATTACATCTCCATACCGAGTTCAAGTTTAGCAATGATGTACTCCTTAACTAAACCACTTCTGCAGATATCCTCTGCATTAAACTCTATTATATCAAAGGATGACATATTTCGCAAGATGCGTATGAAGTCTACTATACCTGTTCTCTCATTCTGTTTTACTAAATCTGTTTGACTAGCATCACCACAGAACATAATCTTACTGTTCTCTCCAATCCTTGTAATCATTGAGTCAAGTTCATGGAAGTTTAAGTTCTGGAACTCATCAACAATAAGGATAGCATTATCAAAAGTAGTACCTCTAATAAAAGATGTACTCCAAAAATCTATAGTACCCTGTGCCTTTAAGTTACTGTAAAGCATTTCAAATGCAGCATCATCTTGCATCTGGAACATATACTTTACCATATGTTTATATGGTATCTGATAAAGCCAAGACTTATCTTCATGATCACCAGGAAGAAATCCTATCTCCCTAGTAGCAACAAGTGACCTTACAATATATACTTTTTCATAAGGTGTTTTAGGATCTAAAACATCCTTTAATGCTCTATAAAGAGTAATAAATGTTTTACCAGTACCTGCGCAACCATATGCTACTAGGTTCTTACCTTCATCATACTGATCAAAGAACTTCTCCTGGTTAGGAGTAAGGGGTTTTATATCTTTGAAAAAATCAAGATTGATTGGTTTCTTTCTTTTCATAACTCTACTACTCATCCCATTAGGATTAGTGCTTATCCCTGAATTTGCTTTTTTTCTTGGCATACTTAGAAACTATAGTCACGATTTTTACGAACAGTAGCACCAGGTTGTTTAGATGCTCTGTCTAATACCTCATTCCACCCACTAGACTTTGCTTCTCCTGTCCATCTAAACTCTGTGGACTGACTAGCACATCCTTTAGACCAGTCTTTGTCCCAGTCTGGATTTTCTTTTCTCCAATCATCATATGCTTTCATAGTCATTGAGAGTTCTTTTTCCTCTCCAGTCACTCTATTTTTCACAGGATAAGTAGGCATAATTGTAAATATGTGTAAATTTATTTATTCCCACTCCATAGCTTCTGCTACAGATGGAAACTGTTCTACAAAAATAGACTTGCATTCATTAGCAATATCCATATGTTCTTTCTGGGTTCCATGCCCTGAACGTAGATTGATATAATGAATCCAAGAACGTGCTGAACCAGTCATGTAGATTCTGGTAGGAGTAGCAAGAGGTAATACAAATCTTGCACATTCTTTTGCTACACCTTTCTCTAACATCTGATTATACAATGAAAATGCAGAACTGAAAAGAGTATTCATTTGCTTATTTAATTTCTCTACTACTTCAGGATCTAAATCATCAATACTATTCTGTCTATTCTTAGTATCCTGTCTTCTAAGTTCTGGCAATTCTACCTCACCTAAAAGATTACTATCAGCATATCTTTGAGAGAACTCTTGGTAAGTAAAACTTCTATGTCTTAATATTTGAGCAGCAATACCTCTTGTAGTTTCTATCTCAAGAGTCATAAAAGATTGCTCAAAGATACTCCAATGACCATGCTTAATACAATACTTTAGTAAACCTGAAAACTTTTCATTCTCTTGGTTCTTAGGATTACTTACCCTAGCAACATAAGCAATATGTTTTTCAGCATCAGGCGTGACTGATATCAGTTTTACTCTTTTGTTGTTCATGTTTTTTTCGTTTCTCCTCTTTTCTAATCATTTTAGCATAGTAAATGTCCTTCTCTGTATACCAATCAGGATGTTTCTTTGCCCTTTTTAATAACTTTTTAGCTGCTTTCTTGTTGTGCATGTTTGCTAAAGTATGCATGAAAATAATCAGTTATACCAGCAGAAATTTTATGTCCTTTGGAAACCCATTCATCAGCACACTCGTAAATGTCCCTGGATGAGTATTTATCCTTAAGAGGATCTATATTACCATACTTACTAAGAAGTATCTTTAAACAATCTGCTCTAAGTTTAAGTTCTGCATCAGTTAAATCAGTCATCATCATCCTCAAAGATTTCATCATAAGTTGTGGGAGCAGAAGAAAATGCTAGTTCCTTTGTATCATTCGTGTAGGCTTCTACATCAGAATAAACTTCAGATTCTATTTCATTTATTATATTTTTAAGGTCAAATAATAAGACCTTTAATTTTCCCTTATCCATAATTTTTATATGGTATTTATCAATATTACATAAAAAAAGAGGAGCCGTCAAGCTCCTCTTTCTTTTAGTCTGACATTCCTATTAAACAGAAGTAAGAACACGCTTGTGTCCTTCTGAATCAACAAGGAACTTTACTCCACGGTAAACTTCCTGATGCTCTGTTCTTTTCTGCTGTCTATTAGGACGGTGCTCAGTGTCATAGGTGACACCACGGTATGTGACTTGTGCCATTGGCTTTCTCCAAAGGTAGGGTGGATTAAACCCGTTCCTTCAGTCGGCTTTTGCGTCCCAACATCCCTCAGTTTCTTCTTTCACAATCTGAATCATTTCAACTTTAACTTCATCTTCGACTTTGTATGATTGCATCTTATCGACTAAATCATGAGCCTCAGAACAAGTAAAAGATGTGGCAATAAGAAAAGGGATCATGGGATGAACGTATCCGTTCCGAGTCGGCTTACTTGCGACCTGAATGTATCAGGTTGAACGATTGTGTTAATACTAACACACATATACTATATAGTCAAGTTTGTTCGTAATTTGTAATATTACTTTAATGGTTTCCCATGTTTGTCTAGAAGTTTTACTTGACCTAGATTGGATTTTCTTGCCTTCTTAATCTTTTTATATTCCTTTATCAGTTTATCTACCTCATCTTTATAAACTTTCACGTTCAACTTTTTAGCATCATCTTCAACAAATCCTAATCCATTATCTTTCTTACCTTCTTCAGACTCTAGATATTCATTTATTCCATTCTGTATTTCACCTTCAATAATATCATTAATCTGATTTCTAATCTCTTTATTATCCACCTCTACCACCCCATTGGATATCTGGATAAGCCTGTTCTACAACACCTTGAGTAATTTTAGGATATTTACGAACCAATGCCTTATCTTTTACCAAACAAAGAATGTCTGCCTCATCTGGATGAAGTCCTTCAAGCATCTGAATGAACATAGTCTCTCTACGAACTGTAGATAGAGTATCATTACCACCCTTCACAAAGTGATAAAGGTTTCTATATTCTTTTCTTAAAGAAGTATGATCTGTTCCTACAGGAACTTCATTCCTTTCATAAGGAACATCACCTTCAGGAACCACAGAAACAACAGTATCATCAAAGTTCCATATCAGTATAGAAACTAAAGCTTCATTACGATACTCTTTCAATACATCAATTCTATCATCTATTTTCCTTTGCTTATTTGCTGATTCTAAAATCTCAAATATAAAAGGATTGGGAGGAAGTTTAGTATTTGCTGTAATTTTAGGAGCTTTAATTTTAACCTTCTTAGCCTTGGAACCACTAGCCATTACAGTTCCATCTGTAGATCCATCATCTAGACCCAATGCTTCTTTGGTAGTAATCTGTGTCGCCATATTAATTCTTATGTTATAGTCAGTGTAGGATATTTAGTTAGAAACGTCAAGGCTTATTCTTCCTCAACATCTTCAGGAGTATTCTCAAACCTAAGAGCAACTACTTCATCTGCAATTAGATGTCCATTCTCATCAAACATTTCTGGATGTGTATAAGCAAATTGAGGATTGGTTTCATAGGAATGCTGTCTTGCCATCCATCCTATCATACCTCCTACTAAAAGTGATAAAAAACAGACTATAGTTGAAATAGTCAGTGTAACAATTAAAGTTTCCATTACTTTTCTCCATGAGGTTGAGACATCTTTTTCTTAAAGTCCAAATGAAATTCAAAATAAAAATGTATCTCTCTGTTGAAGAAACCAATCATATTACCGAATTTCACCTGAAATGTTCTAGGTGTTGGTAATTTCCTCCTTTTATTTCTAAGTAGTAATTCAACTCCTCTATTCATTTTAAGAGGAGATTCCTTACTTTTGTCTTTATTTAGAGGTTTTTTTCCTCCTTCCTGGTTTTTTGTCACGACTGTATCTCCATGCATCTTCAAGAATTTTATAAAGGTAATTTCTTATTTTTCTTGCTTGAGGTTTAGGGATGTGATGATAACCTTCCCTGATTTGTTTGTGTTCATTATCAGTACCTCCTTTAATGTACTCATCTAATTCTAACACAACATCGCTAATTTCTGCAGCAGTAGAACTCTCAATGAATTCATCCACTTCACTCTTGAGAATCTTCTTGACCTTTAGATATTGATAGAAGTCTATAACAAACTTCCCCTCAAACGCTAACTCAATTGCCTTCTCAACATCATAGTAGGTTTCCTCATCTCGCATCTTAGACCATGTGGTTTTCTTTGAGGTATTTAACCGTTTCAGTACATCCACCTAGTTTTCTCCCATTCATAACAACTTGAGGGAAGGTAGAACCATTCCCAAACTCACCATAAAAACTCTGCCTATCAAAGTTTTTATCTAGCTTATAAACTACATGATTGAGTTCAGCTAACTTTAGCACTTGAAGTACTTTAGTGCAATAGGGACAGCCATCTTTAGAATAGACAGCAAAATTTTTAGTCTCGTTCATAAGTAAAAGTCTTTTTCTTAATTTTAGTATCAAACTCACCAGTTCTACCTGGTTTCATCTTTCCTTGCTTCTTATTCTTTCCTTCACCAGGCCAAGGTGATTTATTAGTTCCCTTAACAGTTGCACTTCCACCACCTTTTCTCTGAATCAACACAGAGTCTTGGTCATATTTCCTACCAAGTTTCTCTACTTCTTTCTTAAACTTTCTCTTACTCTTCTTACCTTGACTAACAACATAAGATCTTTCTCCTACCTTCCTTTCCTTCTTAGTTCCTTTATCTTCTGTATATCTACCACTAACTTTAGTAGGACCTGGGAATCCACGTCCTCTGATATCCTTCTCTAACTGCTTAGAACGTGCCTTATTCTCTTTCTTAGACTTAGTACCCCTCTCTGCTGAAACTATTGCTACAGCACCCTTCTTTGCCTTGCTGGCTATTCTAGTGAGACTACTCTCATCTAAGAACTCTTTAAAAGTCTTCATCTCTTCTGAGCTTTTCAAATATTTATTTATTTTTTAGTTGTATTACTTCTTGTTCTGTTTATTATACTGATAAATTTATCACCAGCAAAGTGTCCACCAAGACATACATCAATCTCATCACCATCTTTCCAGTTGGTTTCACCATTCATCTTGGTGTGTGTCATTGCTAATTGAATTTGATCAATTACTTTTTGTGTTAGTCTCATTTTGTTTTCTCCAATGTTCAATGAGTAATTGTAGTTCTTTTATTCTATCTTCAGCAAGAGCAATTTTATTTTCAAGATTTGTCATCTTTATCCATCTCCCTTGATTTATTTTTAATGATAATCCTATCATTGGCATAATCAGGAACCATTTCTAGAACATCCTCATGTTCCCACATAAGTTCTTCATATAAAGAATTAAGTCTGTCCATGTCTTCGTAAAGATCGTTAACATGTTCTTTATCGTATTCCATAAACTCCTGTTAATGTTTTATTATTTAATGACATAAAAAAATGAGAGGGTTTTACCCCTCTCATTGTATCAGGTTATCCTGTTTTTATCAACCAACTGATGGTGCAACAAGTGCAACTTCAGAAGTCTCAGCAGCAGCCAAGTCTAGTGGGAAGTTGTGTGCATTTCTTTCATGCATAACTTCCATACCAAGGTTTGCTCTGTTAAGAACATCACCCCAAGTAGGAACAACCTTACCAGATGCGTCTACGACTGACTGGTGGTAGTTGTATCC